ACCACGATTAAAAAACCATTGTGATACTATATCTCTAAACAAATAATTCTCTATATCATAGGTTATTCTATCCACCCTTTAACTCTCTCTGTCTTTTCCACTCTGGTATATCATTGGATATCTTATTGTAATTATCAAACACTTTAAAGGTAGATACACCTTTGTAATGAAATACAAATGATGTCTTACATAACATTGAAAAATCATCGTTTGTAATTAAATTATCCCAATTAAATTGGTCTTCATTTTTTGTCATGATTTTATCTGTCTTGAAAAGTTCATCTTCATTTTGCTCATAAATGGTTATATCACGATTCATCATAAAGAAAAATCCATTAAACATTTTCATCCTAGCAGGATCACACAAGTACAGATTATTAGAGTTTCTCATTTCCTCTTTTACTTTTAATATTTCATCTTGAACATGTTGATAATCTTCTGGCTCATCAACCTCAAGACCATGATAATAGTTATTAACATTTTGTGTGAGATTGTGACCAACACCATATTCAGTAGACATTGGTACTACTAAACTTGAGTTCCATTTTTTAAAGGTAGAAACCAACTCTCCGATAGCACCTTTTGGAATTAAGATATCATTATTAGCAAGTATAAAGTAGTCATAATCAGTACCTTCTTCAGTAGTCCCCAAAAACTCACGATATCCTATATTCCAAGAATCAGTTAAGCCCTTTGGTTCATCTTTTGTTATGACACGATAACCATATTCTTTACAAATATCAACAGTATCATCTGTACTATAATCATCAACAACCAAAACATCTATATTGTCGTCTAATTTTTTAAGTGATTCAAAACACAACTTCGTATAATGTGATTGATTGTATGTTGTTATAACTAATAAAATTTTACTCATAGCTTTTCCACTCGATTCTTGTAGGCACTTCTGTACCCTCAATTGGTACTACGAAAGTATCTTCATCTTCAATTGGTAATCTACCCCATTTATCTACCCATTTACGCATGTTAATTTCTTCTGCCTCTTGTTGTCTTTTTGACTTCATGTGAAACTTATCTTTAGCCTCATCTCTAAAATGACTACCACGAGCAGAGAAATGCCATACAACAGATTGTGGTATCATTTTAAATTCATATCCCTCTAACTGCATACGAATGAATAAATCTTTATCTTCCCACGAAGCTGGTCTAAACAAATCATCATTCCCACCTATCCATTTATAGTCCTCGACTCTACAGAAGAACCCAGCACCACCACCTTTACGAACTTCTAACTCACCATTCATTTGTGAAAACTCTGTAGCCCATTTATCAAATGAATTAGAATCAAAATCTTCAGCATATGCTCCAAATTCATCCGTATCTACAAACACCGTGCCAGGTCTGTAATCAGGATCGTTGACAAATATTCTTGGTTGTATTCTAAATGATGAAGCAATTAATTTGGTATCTCCGATATCATCATACAACTTCAATAATTCCAAGTCTTGATTAGGAGCAATCCACATATCAGAATGAATAATATTCACGAACTCGGTCTTAACTTTATCGACACAAAAGTTCATACCACCACCTATACCTTTCGGGTCATCGTTTTGGTCTATATAATATTCTAAATCATACTTTCTGTGGTTAGAATCTAACCAATTAAATGTGCCATCATTACAATTTTCTGCGTGTACTATTATAGGCATATCTTTGTGATAAGCATTTTGTCTTACCGACTTAATTGCTAGTTTTAAATAATCTAAATTATTATTTGTAGATATAGTGGTAGTTATCATGTTAATTTTATTCTCGTATTTAAAGAATCTACCCCACTAAACGTATATCCAAGAGGTTCAAACTTTTCTTTCAAGATGTTCATTCCATATTTGCCTTTTCTAAGGTGATGATGTTCAAACATAATTTCTTTTATTATATACTTGTCCGTATCAATTGACATCAAAATTTCACCATCCAATCCTTCGGTGTCAACAAACAAATAGTCTAAGGTTGTAACTGAGTATTTTTCTAACAACTCATTTATGGTCATAGCATCAACCTCAAAACTCTTTACAGGATCTGGTTGGTCAAATGAACTTGTATGCTCTTTAAAAATAGAATTAAATGCCGTGTTTGGCCAATGATACCATATTGTGACCTTATCTTCTTTTCTATCTTCAGGAACTATAGCAATAGTCTCCGTACTTATATTTTTTTCTTGTAATAATGAACCATAACACTCTTTAGCCAATGTCATCATTTCACTCATAGGTTCAACTAACACACCAAATTCTATATCTTGGTCTTTCACAAAACGATAACAATGGTCGTGTGCATTAGATGTACCAATTTGTATAAAATTAATCATTTTCAACTCCACTTAAATTAGCAAAAAAATTATACCAATACATACAAAAATTATGAGCAGAATATATCTCCTTGTACGTCTCTCTTGACTTACCTATAATATACTCAATTTTATCGTTATTGTCAAGCGTTTCCAAGACAACTTCGTTTAAATTTTTCCAATCATAATCGACAGGAATATACGTCTCATTTTCTATGTAATAATTTGGTGTGGTTACAACATTTTCCATAGTTGGTTTTAACATAGCAACACCCAAATCAAGTATCTCAAAATCTCTGTAACAAACTTCTCCCATACCAAATGGTGACAATGCCAGTTTAGATTTATATAATGTATTCATATACTCATCAAATGGTAATTTATCTTTTACAAAAGTATAGCCAGGATTATCACCTATGATATCCCACGCACCACCTCTATGTTTTGTATAGTACATATCATTTCTAATTAGATGTTCTGTATTTTTCTTATGAAACCCTTGATATATAGCACACAAATCTATGGTTTTTTCTGTACACACTGGGTGTTCTTTATAAACATCAGGTCTAAATCTATCACCTTGAAAGTAACCAAGATTGAAACCAGATAATTTTATTCTATCCCAAACATCTTTTGGTATGTCATAACCTTTGTCCAAATCAGAACCATTACCAAAAAACCACTTGTTTAATACAGTCGGTTTTAAATAGTCCTCTCTATTTTTTAATAATTGATTTTTAAATAAAAATTTAGCATCACTTTGTTCAAATACTTCGTATGAGCCAATTAAAGATGTGGAGTCGCTTCCATCAAATAAAAAATAATCACCACTAATATCTTTACAACTCTCAAGACCATAGTCAATACTATCTTCTAAACTCAAACCCTTATTCAATATATTATGAGCACCAACAAATAGGTAATCATAATCATTAGAATCTGTTATTTCTATACTATAATCTCTTAACTGATTTTTAAGTGCATAAAAACCAAAGAAAGAAATTCTATTTTTACCAACAAATGGTTCTCTTATTTTTATTTTTATCATGACAATGAACCTATATCGTGGTCTACCATATTATGTACCATCTGTTCAAAAGATGTTTCTGGTTTCCATCCTAAAACATCACGAGCTTTAGATGAATCACCACACAGAACAGCAACTTCTGCTGGTCTCATGTACCTCTCGTCTTGTACAACATAGTTACTCCAATCATCTATACCAACTCGTTTAAAGGCGACATCTAAAAATTCTCCAATGGTATGTTCTACACCTGTAGCGATAACATAATCATCAGGTTCATCT